TTATTGTGAATATATGATGAGATATTTTAATTTATTATTTTATAGGAGGAAATCATCATGAAAATTAATAACGGTATTGCAATTCCAACAACATCTTTGGAGCAAAAAGCTCTACAAAACTTAAAGTATAGAGCGTTAGAGAAAGATGCTATTAGTCCACTATACTTACCACTTGCAGATGAAAATATCTGCAATGGCACTAATCGCTTCTTAGATGAATTATGTATGTTATACAATAATGATGGATTGCATAGTGGCCAAATAATTGAATGGGAAGGCCGCCCTGATGGGGCGGTCGAAATCGAAGTACAGTATGACAATCATGTACAAAATGAGGTTCTAGGAATTCCTAGTAACCTTGATGTATTAATTGCCTTTTATAAAGGCATTGGTCGTCACCGTAAGGCGGCGATGATTACTAAAAAATATAAGAAGTATATGTAAAAGGAGAAAATAAAAATGAAAATGTATGTTGCAGAATTTTATAAAAATGGCATAAATGATTTAAGACCACGTGTAGACTACACTAGATATGAAGGCTACGGCCTAGTAGATAGTGTAGATGGTGAATTGGTTGAAGGTGATATTCTATACATCGGCGCTACTAGTAATAGTGGTATGACTGCCGTAAGTAAAGATTTAGATTGGGCTAAAAGAAATTCTTTTCACCCAGATAAAATTCAAAAAGTAATATATAAACCTAATTCATTTCTACCTTATGAGGAGGTTTAATATGTATGTAGTATACGTTGGTCTTATGAATCATTTTAGGTGTGATACAATGGCTGAAGCTATAGGATGGCTTGAATATTATGGATACCATACCGCAGAAGTTTTCAAAAGACATAAAGACGGTAGATTAGAAAAAGTTTACGAGTATAGAAGATAATAAAAAGATCCCCATGGAGTTAAACTCCATGGGGAACTTATATTATTTTTTTTTCTTAGGATTTAAATCTGGATAGTTGATATAAATTCTATTATAGTCAAAACGTAAAGTTTCTTTACGTGCTAATTCTTCACGAAGCTTTTCATACTTGCTGTAAAGAATAGAGTATTTAGAACGTAGTTTATCATCAAGATCATCTTCTGATAATACACCATCGATGATAGATAAACGAGTATTGATAGAATGAAGCATAAGCAATGCATCATTCTCATCTTCTACGTTACGTAAACGTAGTTGATATTCATAGAGATCATTTTCATAATCTCTGACTGCACTATATCTGAAGGATTTCGATGTGTCCCTATATTTCTTCATAGCCCAGTCAATAGGACCTGCTTCTAGTAAAGAGTTGTCATCGATACGACTCAAAGCAGTAATTACACGTTCAATTTCACGTTTTACTAATCTAATAGAAGTATATTCTAAAGATTTACGTAATCCCTTGATTGTAATAATGCGGTTAGATAATACATCATTATATACAGATAAGCACCATGCAATAATAGTAGATGTGTCTTTCTTACCGCCAGTTAGATAATTAATATATCCATAATCTTTAAGCTTCTTAATAGAAGTTTCAAGATCCATGCCAAATCCACAACTAATGAGGAAATCATCAGCAAGTAACGTACTATGATCTTTGAACATCACTGAAGTTATCTTCCAAATAAGATCTTTAAAGCCAAATGTCAATAATACTGCATAGTTAATAGTGCTAGCTCTACGGATAGTGCTATTAGTTTTATCCAAGTATACATCAATTTCAGCTCTAGCAATATCTATAGCAGAAGATGAATTTACTAATGCTCCTACATCATGTAGGATTAAAGCTAAGATTTCTCTATTAGATAAGTTGAGGACTGGATCAAACAACTTAGAATCTAATTCTAAATAATACTTAGTAATTTTAGATTTATCTTGATGATCAGTATCATATGCAAATGGATCACTTAAGATGATGTCATAAATGTCATTATCTTTAATGATAGGCATTACGCAGATACCGAAGAAAGCTTTATCTGTATTACGAGTATATAAAGCCACGTTACAAGACGAACCAGTGAAAAACATATTTAGCTCATGAGCTAATTGTCTTAATAGTTCTGGATCTTGATTAGTGCGGAGTTGTTCAATAATAGATATACAATCATGAAAATCATAATTGTTCATATCTAATCCCCTTTCCTTTAAAGTCAAGGAAATGCCTAGGGTCTATAATGACCCTAGGCGATTATTTCCTAGATTAGATTAAGGTTTTACATATTCAACTTTTTCTGGAGCTGTGATATCTTTCTTAGCATCGTTTACTTTAGTGTAAGCAGAAGCATTTGGATAGCCACCAGCTGTACCAGCAGAAGTCATAGTATCAGGAATATATGTAGTGTAATCGTTCATGAGGTTACGTCCGATAGGATCAGTATTTTCATAACGAGTACGTAAACCAGTAGGGTTAATGATTTTTACACGACCTTGAACTGGTTGATAGCTTACCAATTTGAAGCGTTCGAACGCATGAACTGCTGGCAATGCATAGTTTTGTGCGTTGCGAATTTCATTGGATAAGTACAATTGATAATCGTAAATGCAATAGATTACACGATCGCTATTACGAGGGTTTAACAAGATGATCAAGTTTTGGTTGTTACGAAGTTTATCAGATGCAACGAAGTTGTAAACGCGTTTGTCGCTAGTTACAACTGTACGGTTGAAGTCTAATTCAACAGGGCCAATGGAACTTGGAGCTTGGTAAGTGTAAGTGGTAGGAGTGATCTTACGGATCAATGCAGGGTTACCAATTACAGAGATAGTAATGTTAGGGTCATTCAATACTTGGATCATTGTTTGAGCGTAGTTGTCCAAAGCATCCATGAATGTTTTGTGACGGTATTCTACTTGATCCAATGCATAGCCTTCTGGTGGAGCGAAGTCAAATACTTCAGCAATTTTGTTAGCCATAGGCATAGTTTTGAAGTCGTTATCTAATTCTTTATGAATTTTGTCGTCTTTCCATGTACCTAAAGCCGTTTTGAACAAGGAAAGGATATTAGTCAATTGATCTTCATTATAAAGAGCTTGAATATCTTTTACTTCTTCAGGGCTGATTGGTGTATTGATTGGGAATGCATCAGGAATTTCCACGATGTTTGTTTGAGAATCCCAACGTACAGAGCAAGTATTAAGCATTGCAGAGGAAGTATCACGACGTACAGACAATACAACTTTAGTTACAGCTGTATCGGAGCAATAAAGCATGAATTTATTGTCTTTCATGAAGCCGGATAAGATACCTTCCAAAGTTTTAGGATTGCCTGCAGTTGCTTCGTAAGTAACAGAGAAACGAGTCATCATTTGACGATCGATTTCACCATAGCTTGGGTCGAAGCGGCATTCTTGAATAGGAAGAGCTACTTCAATTGGAGTACCAGCAGTGATTTCACTTGCTTCAACTGGTTTCAATTGATGAGTTGCGGTATCTTCTTTCATCATACCAGCTTTAGGAACAGCAGATACGATTACATGAGTTACTGCAGATTCGATAGAGAAGTTATCAATGTTTGGTACAAGACCAGAAGCACCGAAAACAGCTTTACGAATTTCAGTTTGTTTGGAGTCATCACCAGGGTTTAATGGCAAGCTAACTACTACGTCTTTAGTAGGAGCTGCAGATTGGATCGCATCAAACATTTCATTTTGTTGAGTGAACATGTCGATTTCGCGACCTTCTGGAGTAACCAACTTACGAATTTTCATTGTAAGTGTGAATTTAGGAGTCTTAGCAACTGCTTTGTTGATAGCGCCTTTATCGAAGACGTTGTTCATCAACAAGTTTTTGTGCAATGGGAATACAAGACCCATAACTGGATTGTATGCAGACAAAGCAGAAGATTCCAAGAACGCATTGCGGTCATTGTCGAATTGAGCTTCCATCATTGCCATATGGTCAGCATAACCATCTGGATTACCTAATGCTGTATATTCTTCAGCATCAGCGGAATTTTCAGTAAAGAAATTTTTAACAGTTTCAACACAAGTTGGATCCATCATAATACGACGCATGTCGGTAAAGAATTCGGAACCAGATTCGTGCTGAATATCTTCAGCCATTTCACGAATAGCTGTAGCGTATTGGCGAGTAGCAGGAGTCACATAACCACGACCCATAACTACGTCAGCGCGAGATTCACCTACAACTGGCATAATCATTTTCTCCTTTCGGGATGTACAATTTATTTTTATTATATTAGGTATCTATAGGGACACCAAAATATTTACTATATTGTTATATCGCATAATTCTATACCATTTACTTTTTAACAGGTTCTTCTGGTGCTATAGACTCAATTAGAACTACAATTCTATCTAAACACCAAAGTGCATAGTAAAAGTCAGATTTATTTTCGATATATGTCTTAGTATGATAAGTTTTAGTGATATAATGTAAAGTCATATCGGCTAGTTTATCTAAAGCATTAGATACTCTGATTATGATTTGCATATTATCACTATTCTTATTGACATATTCAACTTTTTGTTTAAAAGATTTGATTAGATTATACAACTCTATAAATTTATCTTTCAATTCTTTATTTCTGATGGCTTTTTGTTCATCAGTTAAATCATCATAGATTTCGTTTTCTAATCCTTCTAATGGATCAGAAGAGTTACCGGTATCTCCGTCAGCAGAATCTGGAGATTCTCCATCTCCACTGTCTAAAGAATCAGTATCATCACCACCATCAGATCCATCATCTGATAAATCATCAGGCTCCATATTATCATCAGAAGCACCACCAAGATCATCAGGTTCATTAGATGAATCAGTATCATCTGATCCAGAATTATCGTCTGATAAATCGTCAGGTTCATCTACTCCACCATCATTATTATCCGCTGGAGTATCATCGCCTTCGGTATCTTCAGTTGGTTCCCCATCACCTAGATCATCTGGTTCATCACCAGTCTCTAAGTCATCAGGATTATCATTAGTATCATCTAAAGTGATATCTTCTCCCCCATCGTCAGATGGTTCATCATCTGATAGATCTTCAGGTTCATCATCGCCATTAGGATCTTCTTCCCCTAGATCATCTGGTTCATTATCATCATCGACCCCATCACCATCTGCATCAGGATCACCATCAGTTAAATCTTCAGGTTGATCATCAGGATCTGCGTCGGAATCTAATGGATCATCTGTGACAACTGTAGGAGGAGTTTCCTCCTCCTTTTTGTCGTCTTTTTTCTTTTTTTTATCTTTATCATCATCTGCTTCAGTAAATACCGCAGATGTTAAAAGAGAATCTACATATTCAGAAAAATTCATCTATATTATCTCCTTATTAGTCATCATCGCGGTTACTATTACCAGGGACGTGTTCACCGTGTTTAAATGTCATATTATAAGCAAGTCTAGCTCTTTGAGTTTCTAGACGTTTTTTAATTTTTAACAATTCACGTTGTTTTTCGAGTTGATTATCATCTTCAGCCTTCTTAAGATATCTCTTAGTCATTTCTAATTCAACATCAATTTCTTCAAGAACTTTTCTACGTTCCTTGGATTGCGCATTCATAGCCATGCCTAGATACCCTAAGATAGCAACAACAGATAATGCTGGATTGATTAATGCAGCAATACCACTAGTGATGGCCAATTTAACAATACGGCTAGCCTTAGGGAGAATATTACCAGCAATAACTGCTTCTCTGTTTTCAGATTCAAATTCTTTATTATCAATAATACGTTTTAATTGATCCATTTGAGCATCAAATTGACGGCTAATATTGACAACGCTGTCATCTAATTCGCCAATCTTAGATTTGATCTTTTGAGAGGCAACTTTAATAGTATTAATGATATCCATTTCATTTACCACTGTAGGATATTTAGCAAAGTCATAAATGCAGTTACTATATCCTTCTAGTACTTTAAGATGAGCAATAGCTTCATCTATATTAGCACTATTATGATCAATAATAGAGCAATCTTCTACATTATCGTTATATTGTCGTAATGCTTCAGCTTTATCTTTTAGATTGTCAATTCGTACATAGTCATCTGCAGTTTTATGCTTAATTGCACGGCAATCTCGTAAATGACGTTTAAATACAGCGGATAATTCTTCTGGATCTAAAAGAGAAGGATTATGTTTAGCTATATTAGCAATATTCACAATAGTTTGAGTATCATATCTATCAATAGAGTCTTCTACGCATTCAATTAGATTACGTTTATAGATATTTTCCATTGCAGAATTCATGATATCTAATTTTTCAGATAATGCATCTACATTAATTTCTTTATCTTTTGTAGTATCAGTACTAATGGATTCTACAGTAGAAATAAAGTCATCAAATTTAGCAGCTAAAGCTTCATCATTATCCATATTTAGATCTTCTCTATATTTAGCATATAGAGAAGCAATTAAGATAAGTTTATCTAACTTATCTTTACTTTTTTCTTCTAATACTTTATTATTAAAGTCTACTAGAATATTAGCATATTCAGTTAGATCTGTATTAATAGATTTTAGAGTAAGAATGATATTTTCAATAGAGTCAATATATATATCTAACCCTAGATCATTATAGATATTCTTTAATAATAACTTAAAGCAATCTAACCCTTTATCGAATTTAAATTGGGCAATATAAAGATCTACTTTTTTACTACCTAGATCAATAACTTCTTTAGGATCAGCTTCGATGATTGTACTTTTTACAATCTTACCAATATCACTATTAGAAAGAGGATTATATTTAGATAATTCTTCTAAAGTACTTTCAAGTACAGCAGTAAATGCAGTTGGGTCACTGGAGTTAATTAAGAAGTAGTCTTTCATAGCTTCAACTACAGAACCAATTTCATATTTACAGCCATTCTTAGATAATACATAAAGATATTCTTCAGTAGCAACTTTGAACTTCTGAATATCAGTCATATTGTAAGTATCAATTAGTTTAGCAACTTTAATTGCATTAACTTTAGCATCATCTGCAGTCAATACATTTTCAAGTACAATTTTATCTAGATCAAAGCGTTTGCTAATCTTTTCATAGTTAGAAATGATGCGGTCATAAGTAGCAACTTCACATGCTAACTCAAGAGCCATATTTAAAGTTTCCATTTGAGCAGTAGCCGCTTGATCTTCAGATGGAGCATTAGTACCTAAAGCATCTTTTACTCCATTAGCCGCTTTATCAGTTAAGTCTTTAATCTTTTCAGAAGCATCACTTATCTTCTTATTGATTTTATTTTTAAGACGGCCTTTATGGAGAGCCATCTTTCTTTGAAGATATGCTTTGAATTGAGATGCATCTCTTACTTTAGTAATAGACTCTAATACCTTTTGTCGTTCACGATTGACCTCAGCAGGTGGTACATGGTTGTACAACTCGACTAGGAGATCCAACGATTTCATTATTGCCATATCATGATTAGAGTCCACTTCAAGAATATTTTTGAAAAGCATATCTGCTTTATTCATATCATGAGTTTCATAAACCATATCATACAGTCTGGCAAACGAGCCATTGGATTTGTATGATGTATTTAACTCATGTTGCCGTTTACGTATATTCGTTAGCATTGTATTTAAATCTCCTTTTCACCTATTTATGGTCAGTTATTATTATAAAGTTCCAGTATTATATTGAATACTTTAAATAAATAAACCCAGATATAACTTATCCTGTCAACATAAGTAATAATAAATATTTAGAGATTAAATGGAGGTCTATAATGGAAAAGTGCATCCCATTTATTATACATGAAGCTCCGATGACTGTTGGAGAAACAAAGATTGTTGAAAATATCAACAATAAACCTATTGCACAAGGTATCCTTCAAGATACAGATACTGTAAATCGTAATCGTCGTTCTTATGCTACTAATGATATGAAAGCACAAATTGCATGTGAACGTACAAAAGAATTACTTAGAAGCGGTAATATGAAGGGTGAAGATGGTCACCCAATGGAAACCAGTGTACAACGTCAATCTACAATTGATCCACGTTTAGTATGTGTTAAATACTTAGATATCTGGATGGAAGGCACTGATGTATTAGCTAAATTCACTGGTACAAATACAGAATATGGTCGTAACTTTAATGAAGATCTCCTAGATGGTGAACTTCCAAGCTTCAGTCTTCGTGCTCTTGGTAATCTTGAATCTATGGGTGGTAAATCCTATGTAAAGAACTTAAAAGTTATTACTTGGGACCGTGTAATTTACCCATCTCATAAACGTGCTTATACTACCAAGCTTCTTAATGAATCCGCTGGCGATCTAGCTAATACAAATGAAATTGTAGTTAAAGAATCCTATGCTGGTCGTATCATTCCTATCAATAACCCTGCAGTTATTAGTTATATCCAATCTGAATCTGCAAACGTAGATATGATCTCCGATGTAATGGAATTTGGTAAACGTAATATGCAAGTTCTCGAAAACGGTAATGTACAATTATTTGATGAATCTGGTGCTTCCTTGATTATGTCTCCTGAAAAATATATCAAAGACGAAATCATGGAATGGTCTAAGAAACAATATTAATCAAAAAAAAATAAATACAACCCAAGGAGTTAAACTCCTTGGGTGATTTTTATTTCTAAAGTATTTTTTAGATTTTCATCTTCAGTAGATTTTAATTCAATATTGAAATTCTTATTGATGAATAAGAATTCACAAATATCGTTCAATGCTTGAGAATTGATGTATCGTCTATCTTTAGCCACCATAATTCTATGATTATTTCCTAGCTTATCTGTAAAGTCTAAGAATACATCGCCTTTAACGTATAGCTTAAAAGATGGGCCAATAATGGATTCTAATTTAACCATTGCGATTAGCTCTGGATATTTTTGGAAATAGATTACATTCTTTAGAGCTTCATATCTTGGCTCATACATTTCTCTGAATACTGGTAATCCGACACTTTGGATAAATCCAATATTATCTAAAATATATTCACAAGATTTCTTAACACATTGCTCTTCAATACTTTGACGATATTCAATATTGTATTTGATGTGTTTTAGATCAATCAATTGATCAACATGAGTTAACTCATGGATAATAATTTCCATAGCAAGATTTCTGATTGCATCAGTTGTATGATATGGGTGAGTTGTAACTGTGTCATAAAATGCATCTAAACTCACATAGATGTATCCATATGGAGAAGTCCGAGCTATATTACTCATCTTCTCTAAATATCCAGAAACAAAAATCAATTTTGTATATGGATCAATATGATTAACTTTACCATTGAAAGTATCATATGTAAATTGCATTGTTTGTTGTCCCAATTCAATTATATCAAACTTATTCATTTATACAGGCCTCCTTCAACATTATAGTATATCATTAAAATGTGCTTTTTAAAAAGGAGCTATGGCAATATATGTATAATAGAATGACAGATGTCGTAAATAAAATAGAAAGACGTTTAGGTACAGCTCCTTTGAACTTACCTGAACAATTACAGAAAAAAAACTGGGCTGACTCAGTTATTAAGCCTGATACATTGACTACATTTAGTCGATTCTTTCCTCATATGGTTAAAGTTCAATTAACTAAAGAGGATATGAAAGATGGATACTATCTATTAGATCGTCATATTCCAGATAATTATGAAATCCTTGGAGTTAAGGATATTCTTTGGAGTGATATTGATAATGAACGTGCTGGTCTCCAACAATATTCTGGTTATGGTATCTATAATGTATTAGCCAGATCTATGAATGCTGATAGTATGATGCTAGCCCAAAGCTATTCAGATGTATCTTCATTATTTAATAGCGGCATTTACTTAGATTTCATTCCTCCTAATATGGTAAAATTACAAATGGCTTTAGGTGGTAATACTAATAATCTAATGCAAAATGTAACTATTGGTGTATTTGTAAAACACCCTGATAATCTTATGACTATTGAACCAACCAAAATGGAAACATTTGAACAGCTAGCTCAAGCTGATGTCGCTGTATTCTTATATGAACACTTAAAACACTATGATGGAATCGAAACAGTATTTGCTAATATTGATTTAAAATTATCTACGTTAGAAGCTCAGGCGTCAAGAAGAACTGATATTGTAGAATTCTTAAGAGATAACTATGTTAACCCGGCAAATACAAATCAACCAATAATGTATACAGTATAAAAAAAAATAAAAGACCCATAGGAGTTGAACTCCTATGGGAACTTTGTTTTTGCTAAACCATTATTTGTTTAGTATACATTTCTTCAACTTATTCTCAAAGATCCGTACTTGATCTTCTGCAGAAAACAATGTACAAATCTTACCATTATTATAAGAGATATATGAAGGTCTAACCTTCTTAACCTCTAATAATTGTAAATAAGCTAATTTTACTTTATCCATTATTTTATCCTACATTTGACTGTAACTAAAGTACTTATATCTGGAGAGAATTCAACTTCAATTGATGGCTCTGGGCCTTTTACTACATACTCATTTTCTAATAGACTGTTTTTTAATGTATGGATAAAATTACCAAATATAAATTGCATTTCATAGTATCTAATAGGTTTACCCTCAAATCTACGTGGAGTATGCTTACCAGTAATAGTTAATTCTCTAGTTACTTCATCAAACTCACTATCAGTATAGAATCCTCCTTCTGGTAGATAAGAAAATAATTTAATAATATAATCATTTATCTTTTCTTTTACTAAAGAAACTTTCTCTTCCATAAAATCTCCTATCTAACCATACTTGTACGATTACTTCCAAGTAGAGGAGTAGATGCCATATATCTTGCAATAGCCCCAGCATGTAATACTGGATTGTAAGTCATTAGGAATCTACGTAATCCCCTAATACGAGATATTGGAATATCATAACAAGAATCTGCACTAAATCTAAATCTAATAGCCTCAGTTATATTACCAGTTGAATTATCAATCAAAACAAATGGAATCATATCTAATGTATTCTTCCATCTATCCATAACTTTCTGATATTTAACTTTAAGACTATCACATCTGATATCTATTATTTCTCCAGTATCATCTATAATTCTTTGGAATGGAGTATTAGGATTATCTGGATCACAAATAGCAATAGATCTTTCTATAGCCATAAATAGATCATCATAATTATCCCAATCTATATATAAGATATTCTCTCTATCTCCTTTAGGAGATAATACTAAACGATATCTATACTTAAGATTAGTTGTTATATTAGATCCACCTATGATAAACTCATTATGAAAATTTTCCTTAATTTCTTCGCCAATTTTTCGTTTTCGTGTTTCATTAAAAAGTACTTCGATTTTTAGAGTAAGTCTATAATCTAACTCGAAGACTTGCTCTACAGCTTTAGTATAAATATCGAAGCTAGCCACTTTATCACTCCTGAAATCTTAATTATTCTTTAATATTACCGGTGATATCGATTTTAATTTCAGCACCATTTGGATAGTAGTTAGAATCGATTGCTACACCCGTTAATTCAAATCTATCAGCTACCTTTTTACAAGAGTCTTCAATATTCATCTTAACTGAATCAATTGCACGTTCGATAATATCTTTAGAATCACAATATTGCTCTAATTCTACAGGTGTATTATAATGATAAGTAACTGTATTTTCTCCAGTTACAGTTTCTAATTCTGCATGCATTAAAAAATGCTGAAGCACTTCATTAATTTCGTCTAAAATAATATCTTCAATTTTTCGTTCCATTTTAATTACCTCCTATTAAATATAAGTATCAAAATGTGAAATAAAACTTAAAAAAATAAATCCCATAGGAGTTAACTCCTATGGGAAATATAAACTATTTCATAGTACGTTCATGTAAATCCAGTTTATTAATTTCTGGATAAATATCTACCTCATAACGGCGTTTGTTTTCTTTATCCACATAATTTAAACGTACCATCAAATCTTTACCAGCTTCTTTACGGATCAATTCATAACGAAGCATCTTTTCAGGTTCTGCACCTGGGTTGAATTTGTTTACAAAGTTTTCAAATGCTAATGCATTCTTCTTATCAGATACAATCTTAGCATTTAAAGTTCGTACAGCTTTGAGAACTAATTCTGCATTAGATTCTTTAATTTTATTGAAAGAATCATAATCTACATAGTTATTCAAAACCCATTCTACATCTGGAATTTCCACTTTTACTTTACGTTCACCATTTTCTGGTTCAGTTTGTACAGTAAATTTTACTGGAGAATCAGGTGTTTCAATATTAGGTTGAGCTACTACCGAACTAAAGTTTACAGAGAATAGATCCCCTGTAGGATTTGGAGTTAAGAATGCAGGTTTTGGATCTTCAATGACCTCATTAATGATCTCATCTATTTCAGCACCAATTTCTTCTTCTGGTGCCAAATCGATATCTTCTGCATCATTATTTAAATCAAAGTTAAGATACTTATTTTGGAAATCATTTAAGAATTTTCCAGTTACATTTTCTAACCCCACTTCATTCTCAATGAATGATGCTGGGTCTTTAAAAATTAGTGTTCTTTCAAGATGGTTTGCCATAATACGTATTCCTCCTTGTGAAATACTATGCAATAAAAATAATATAAAAATGATCAATAGAGTGGTAGAAAGGTATTATAATCATTGCTACTACTATATCTTTTTAAAAGAGGTAACCACTCTATTAATCACAATTATAATATATCATCATTCATCTTTTTGAAAGTCAGATTTATTGAACTTAGGATCATAGGAAATCATACCAAATCCTTGATCGTATTGCCATTTAACATTTTCACGAACTTTATATAACTCATCAGCTTTATCTTGTAGAGTTTGGAAAGGAATCTTTATCTCTCTACATTCGGTGGCATATTTATTAAATATTGGTTTCTTAGCATTGTAAAATCTAGATATTTGTCTAAATCCATCATCTACAACTTCAATACAATCAGTATTATCATTACGAGTTCTACCAAGAACTTGCTTTGCTAATATTTCAGACTTAAATGGTTCTGCTAAAACTATTGTAGCTTTAAGATCTCTAATGTCTAGAGCCGCACCAGCTGACTTAGTTGTAGATAGTATAAGCTTCTTAGAAAGCTGTTCATGTTTAATATCTTTAGGAGTAAGACTTGTATAAACACCAATATTATCTTTAAACTCTGGATAGTTTTCTTCTATCCAAGCTTTTACTATATCTATAGCAGAGTTGGTTGCTATATAGATTAATACTTTACCATCAATCTTAATAACCTTATCCATTACTATATACATCATATCATAGAATGAATTATTACATACAATATGATTTACATAAGCATTTCTATTTAGGCCATATGCTTGATTAGAGCACTCCCTCATATCTTGAGGAGTAGGTCTGCTATTAAATCTTAATGCAGTATATCTAGTATGTGGATCTGAATCTTCATCAAATAAATTTATTGCAGGGATATTCTTGAAATATAATTTATAGATAAAGTTTTCAGTTTCATCTGATCTACCAGGTGTAGCAGTTAGATACAGAGTCTTTCTAGTATTAGTAGAATAATCCACATAGCAGATATTATCAAAGTTAAGATGAGCTTCATCGTAAACTTTAAGTTGAACTTGAAGTTTCTTAAATAGCTCACCTATAGTATGCCAGCCATTAGTATTACCAAAGCTCTGTAGAGTAGAATGGGTAACTAAGAATACCTTATATTTAGATACATCGGTGATTCCATTTAGTACTTTATGGATAGCTACAGAACCATTCAAAACTAATACTTCACGATTTTCATCGATATTAGTATATTCCCCCACACAATTCTTCCATTGATCTAACCAACCAGTTGTAGATGCAATAACTATAGTTCTAGCTCTCCAATAAGTTAGAGCCGCTATAGTTACATATGTCTTTCCTTTACCAGTTGGTAGATTTACTGAAAGCTGTGTAGCATTTTGATTTGAATAATATTCGCCTTTACCTAAGATGAATGCTAATGCTTCTTTTTGTACATCATCTCTAGGTAAATACTTAATAAGGATTTCAGGAGTTTGAAAGAATGGATCACTATTATATTCTCTTACAGGTTCAGATTCAACAAACTTCTTTATAAAGTATACATCTAAACCTCTAGGAAGAAATAGTCTCCTATTCACTTCATCATACATCATTCCTTTATATGATTTAGTATAAGTTATTCTATCAAATATAGTAAAGTATGATTCTAATCTAGGTATATCTCCAAGATTATAGTCATTAATAACTATAGAGGAATTTCTTAAAACTAATTTATTCATCAAACTTAATCTCCGAATTTAGACAGTTAGCAAATCCTTCAATATTACGATAAATATATTCAAGCATAACATGGCAATTTGTTAGATTTTTACTAAATGTAATTGCTGCAATTGAATATATTTTACCAATCATATATTCTAAATCCTTCATGAAATTATTTAAATCTTCTTTATTACAAAGTCTTTCATAATTTTTATCAAAATTATTAATCAACCCTATAGTATGGATATTAAATAATTTATCAAAAACAACAGGTTCTCTATTAAAATATACAACAGTTTGAGTGGTATATTCTATTTTTTCAATGCGTTCTATATTAATACATCTAAAGCATTCTAGTAATTTATTATATAATTCTATAAGTTTAATTGCTTCCATTTTATATTAACCTTCTACAAAAAATAAAGAAGAAGAGAAGGGTAGTAATACCCTTCTCTATTAACCTATCTAAATATATATTTCATAGCTCGGATTTTTACTCTAATAGCATTCATTCTACTAAGTGCAAATCCTAATTTTTTATATGTAACTTTATGGACTACGATACCATGCTCATATTCTTTAGAAGCTTTAATCTCACCAAGTACTGCAAATAATTCAGTTCTAATTCTACTATAAGCTTCTTTATCGATAAATATATAAGAATAGTATACATCATCTGCATTTTTTAAGATAGAATACAACTCAAAAGATATAGTAGTATTAATCTTAATAGGTGCATCAAGTTTTTGTTTTTTAGTTAAAAGTCCGAGTTCTCGCTCAGACTTTATTTCTCCATCTTTCTCAATATTATTGAAATAGGTATTGGCAAATAAATACTCTACACCTTCTATGAATTTATTTCGATGATGTGCTATTGCCAAGCTATTAGATAAAATATTGTAGTCGATGTTTTTCATATTAAATATCCCCTTTGAACTCATCATTAATCAATGCTCTAGTTAATGTAGTATTGACTTCGGCATTTGATTCTCTTACTAAGTCAGGTGAATTCATAAACTTTTGAGGCTGTTCTTGGAAGAAGTAATCTATCGTAGAAGTTGCATGTTTCTCGAAAGAAGATGGACTCTTCAAGATACGTCCCAAGTTTTGGAAATCCAATGTCTTAGTGATAGATGGATTTTCAGCTAATGCTTTGCTTAATGTAAGAATTTGATATGGTTCAGATTTATTATTCCAGTTAGGCATATCATAAATATTATAAGCATTTCTAATTTGATTAGATAACAATACTTCAATATGAGTTGCCTGCATGGAAATACCACCATCAATCAAAGCTTCCATTAAAGCTTGAGCAATTGTGTCTTTGTTAAACGATGCTGTTACATCAGATTTATCCATTATGTCTTTAATCCTACTTAGAGTTTTAGAGAACTCATTATTTATAATAGGAGTATAGAATAATACCAAATCTTCTACAGATGCCAATGCAGTCATTGGAATAATAACTTCACCTTCATCTGTTTGATATCGTTTACGTTTGATAAATTTAGTTAACTCTTTAGATAGATAGAATTTATCAATCTTATCAATTTCAATCTTATATGGAGTATCATGATCAATGATATTGATTGCACTTACATAATCGTTGTACTCTAACATATCATCTGTGCTATCATCAACATCATCTTCATTTTCCTTAAAGATTTCTTCTTGATTGAATAATAAATAGATATCTTTATAATTCTTATCCTCTACAAGAGTGATAGTTTCTTTATTCTTAACAAAGTTATCTACGAATTGTACAGGTAATTCTAAGTCAGGAATTTCTGTGGCCATTACGTGCTTGGCTGACAATTGTCGTTGAGTCGTATTGGACGTTAATTCTTCACCTGGGCGTTTACCTGGGTCAATATCTTGGTTGATGAAATAAAGATCACCATAACAATATCTACAAATACCATGACCTTCAGCTTTAGACTGACAAGTCATTGGGCTTCTTGTATAAATTGTTTTACCAATTAAATGAGTATCAGTTTCTTTAATTGGACCTAAATCGAAACCATCTTCTTCTAGACGATAATATTTAGATGCCAATAATTCTAATACTTTAGCATCCTTAACTTCATACTTAACGAAGTTTCTAGATGTACATTTATAATTTGGATCTGGGTTAAGTTTAGTTCCTTGGTTGTTTAGACCTACTTTACGAGCCACTGCACCAGAAGAACCTACATTAATCTTTGAAATGATTTGTGCTGTACGGCCAGCAGATGATTCGATGAAATAATCAACCAAATCATTAACGCCACCGTTGATAAAACTATTAGCAATAATATGAGGGAATACGCCACCATTACCATCTGGCTTAGTACCAATGGATACTGCGTATTCTCTAAGCTGTTTAGTATTAATAGACTCATTAGCTCTAAATGCATTAGTATAGATATGGTCATAACCAATAAGCTTTTTAGAGTTTAATACTGCTTCACGCATTTTTCTGATATTATCCATACCAAAATCATTAGCTTTAGCAATATCTACATTAGACATATCTGGATGTAATAGATTATAATATTCAGGCAATGCATCCATCATCAATACATCATCTTGTAAGTTGATACTGTTGGCAAACAATGCCGCAAATTCATCAACCTTACTAATATAATAAAGACTATCAGCAATCATATTATTCTTAACGATAAATGGAATATCGGTTACATGATTGCTGATAAAGAAGTCATCAATATATTTCTTTATAGACTTAGCAGTTATTTCTTTTGCTAAGAAGATATGTTTTGGTTCTACTAAATCTCCAGCCTTAATAATAAGAGACCAAAGAATTAGATTCAACCAATAATCATGAATAGTCATCTTTAACTCATGACCACAAATAATCAAAGTTAATTTAGATTTAGCCAAGTCAGGATCATCTATTCCATCCTTTAAGATATCATGAATAGCTTGAAAGTGATTTGACCAGTTTTCCTTACAAATATCTTTGTTTACATCTACTAAAAATTCTCCTTTGTTTTTAATAAAATCAGAATAGATCCAATAATTTTGATAGTTTGTTATATTATCAAACACTGGTCTTTCTCCTTTCGTTTTAAAAACTTTAATATTAAATACATTACTCACAAGTATAATATATATTCAAATGTAAAAATGACTGTAACAAAATAAACACGCATAGGGTCTTTAAGACCCTATGCGAAGTTTAATTTTTTATTATTTTTGAGGCAAATGTTTAGAACCTTTTGCAGCTTTAAGGTAATCACGTTGACCAGCTTTAGCTACACGAACAGCCATATTACTGTATTTTTGAACGATCTTTTTGATCAAAGCACGTTCAATAACGCGGTTTTTAACCAATTTAGTCCACAATGGATCTTTCTTTTCTTTTGCAACTTGGAATGCAGCCATTTTTACACGGCGAGCCAAGTCGTCTTTTTTGCTTAAACGTACCAAAGTACGGCGAGAGATCATTTGTTTTTCCAAAAGAGCTTGTGCTTCTTCAGATTCAGCGAATGCAACACGTTCATCTTGGGAAAGACGGGAAGCCTCAGCGCAAATTAATGCATCAGTATATGCATTAGGATTAGCCAATTCTTGTTCTAGAATTTGGTCTTTTTTGTCTGGATTGAAAAACATGTTTTCGTCCTCCTTAGAGATTATTTTTTAAATATATTTAAAAACGAAATATACGTTTTATTAACTTAATGTTGTTTGTATAAGTGGCTATTTAGAGGCTAAAGGTTAAAAAAGACCATATCGGAAACAATAAATTGTATTTAATTTGGAGGAAAATAATATGAATAGTGAAGTTAAAGCAATTGAATATTATAAAGAAATTGCAAAAAGAAACCTAAGTAAAGTATTTCCTACATTAAGTGAAGATGAAATTTTAACAGCTTTAGATATGATCGTTGATAAACGATATACCAAGAAAGACTGTACTTTAAATAATAACTATACTGAGGAGTTTGTTGAAACTGATGTGGCTCAAATGAGTAACTATATTATCAATAAGTCTCCTATTATGGTAGCAAATGGTTGTTTATTCAAACAATATGAAAAAGAATTAACTCCAATGTATAGGCTTATTACATCATTTACAGATAACCGTTCCAAGTTTAAGAAAGAAATGTTTAAATATGAGAAGGGTTCTGAAAAGTTTAATAAGTATAACATGCTTCAGTTATTGGCTAAGCGTGATAATAATGCATTATATGGTGTAATTGGTAACTACAGTAGTGCGTTATATAATCTATATATTGCAACTGGTATTACAAGAACTGGTCGTGCATTAATTAGTCATGCAATTACATTCTTTGAGTCATTTTTTACAAATAACGTAAAGTTCCATTCAATTAATGAAGCAATTACATTTATTGATCGAGTATCAAGAGAACCGTCTACATTTCCATCTGAATTGGTATTAGATCAACCAGTAGAAATTGATGATGTATTCTATAAAATTATGGATACATTTGATAGAAACTACTTTGGTGATTTAAGAGAAGAAATGGAAATCATCTGGGATTTATTATTGAATCAGTCTCAAGAAACTTTAAATAAACTCTTCTATAAAAATAATGCATTGCAATTCTGTGATAATTCTTATATGAAGAATTATATTGCAATGACTTTATCTAAATTAGAAGATACATTTGTAGATCCAAATGAGCCACCAGAAAATATTAAGGATAATTTAGATCACATGTTTGATGTCCTTAAAGAATGGTGTTATATGCGTTATATTGTAGTGGATAAGATTGATCGTTCTGCTACTATGAAACGTGATATTAGTATTATCACTGATACAGATTCTACAATGCCATGCTTCAACAGCTGGTATACATTCGTACTTAAAGATGTATTGGGCGATTCTAAATATAAAAGTGAAATTAAATTAATGAATCTTCCAGAGACTGAACCTCAAATGGAAGAAGATAGAATTTATAACTTTGAAACTAAACAAATTGAAACTAAGATGATTGATGTTTCTGTAGCAAGCAATAAAGAACCATTAAGATTTAGTATTATCAATATCTTATCTTATATTGCTGGCCGCTTATTACGTGAACACTTTGACTTAGTTGCAGAAAATTATAATACTAAGAGCGATTATAAACCTTGTTTGATTGCAATGAAGAATGAATTCTTATTTGGTCGCGCATTGTTGACTGGTGGTAAGAAAAACTATGCATCTAAACAAGAACTTCAAGAAGGCAATCTAGTCCCAGCTGGCAAGATGCTTGACGTTAAAGGTTTACCTATCAATAAATCTACATTGAAAGAAAAGACACGTAATGAACTTAAAGATATCTTATTCAAAAAAGTTCTTAACGCAGAAACCGTAGATCAACTTGATGTAATTCAATCCTTAGCAAGAGTTGAATATGATATTCGTAAATCCATTGAAAATGGTGAGAAAGAATATTATAAACCAGCTCAAATCAAATCTTATAGTAATTATGATAACCCAATGCGTATTCAAGGTATTAAAGGAGCAATTGCATATAATGCTTTACGTGATAAAGGTACAGAAGCTATTGATTTGACCATCAGAAATCCTGTAGATATTGTAAAAGTAAATATTACAGAGAATTCTATTATCAGTCTTAAAGACACTGAACCAGATCTTTATGAAAAGATTCATAATTTCTTAAAAGAAAATGAAACTGATTATAAAGGTGAAATTACTAGTATCTCTATTCCAATTGATGCGGAAGTTCCTAAATGGATTTTAAAATTCGTAGATTATAATGATATCATTAATGATAATCTTAAGAATTTCCCATTGGAATCTATTGGTATAACTAAGTTTGATAAAGATACTGTAAACTATACGAATGTAATTAGATTCTAAGAAATAATTCCCTATGGAGTTCAACTCCATAGGGGATTTTCTTTATTAAAATTTCACAGGTTCTAATTTAGTTTCTGGCATAGTTAATGTCATAGCAAATATGGCCTGGATAGATTCTTTAGATGTGGATATTACTGGAGTGCCACCTAAGTTAATAAAGTGGATATTACTATTCAATTGCTTTTTAAGCTCTTCATTAGCTTCATCAGTATAGATGCCTTTAATGGTAGCCATATCACCATCATAGTCACCACCGATACTATCTAAGTACCCATTACAGATATTTAGAGTATCAATAAATGAGCTAGATGTATCTTTACCAATATCTTCAGGTCTAATCTTAGGATAGTACGGATAGAAAACTCCATCTAATGTCATTTGTTCAGTTTCATTTGTAGATGATACTCTAATCATTGTACCAAATTCATTATAGAATGTATCAATTGGGTAACGAGTGATTAGAACCATCTTACCTTTAATAGCTTCTTCACAAGCTTGATAAATGATATCACACCAAGTCAACTTACGTTTAAGAGGTGTTTTATTAATATCAAATTTATCATCTTCTTGTTTACCAGTGAATCCTCTGAATGCTAAAGCTGCAAGTTTAGTAGTTTTACCATCACGATATTCTACTTCTACGGGTCTAAATCTATCAGAGTAACCGTGAATAAATCTATCCAATTCCTTCTTTAATCTATCATCAGAGAATTGAAGTTGGTAATCATTAATTTCAGCAAATCCCTGAGATCCATCTGGATTAACAATTGGATGTCGAGTATTGCCAATGAATTCATTTTCAAAGAAACGTCTCATGTGGAATATTACAAATGGGAAGAAATTAGCAGCTAATGATGTCATAGGTATTACGCTATAATCAAAATCAGCCCTAATTTCATTCATATTTTCTACATCCAATTTAGGTGCAGACATTACTAGACGAGTAGCATAGTCAGTGGTCTTAGCCATATTGGCACGTCTAATTACACCAAATTTACCAGGAAGTCCACCATTCGGATTGGAATCAGTACCAGTGCCAAACCATTTATATATTTCGAGTAAACCTTCTTGAAGTCTGCCTTCAACAGATTTACTTAAGCTAAATCCATAGTCAGAAGAATCTGCTAATGCTTTAGCTGTCACGATAATATTAATATAGAGTTTATTAATATCACCTACAGAAATCTTGCCACCATCTACTTTGATATCACGATAGAATGGTGGGATAACTAATAGTTTATCAGTAAAGAAATTCTTTCTGTTTTCATTTAAGAATTTGATATATCTTTCGCGTTTAACAGAATCTGTTTCTCTAAACTTAATCTTATCGATATTCTTTCTTAAGAAATCAATACCATTATCACCTTCTGGATCTTCTACAATATATCCAGATTTATCAATACTATAAGTACCGATACCATGAATAATAGATTTGAGTTTAGAATCAACTTTACTCCAGATTCTATAAACTAATGGTTGAAGGAATTTTTTCTTTAAATCAATATACGCAAATGTAGTACCACGAGATTCTCTTGTGATACCAAATAATGTATTAGATAATAATCCATCATCTGTTGGATTCTTATTAGTATCAAATATTACAGGGTTAGTGATTTCTGGTAAGTTATTTTTCTTTACGAAATCATCTATGTCTAATAGGGATACTTGGAGGTTCTCCTCCCTAAGTTTATCAGCCATCGTATACCTCCTTTATATTATTATAATGTAAATAAAATAGGCTAGTGCTCAGATAGCACTAGCCTACAATATTATATTTTATCCATTACGATACTTAATTCTCTAGGAGAAACTTTTACGACTTTCATGGATAGAGGGGTATTAGGATCTTCTATTTTCATAATATTAACGTATTCTTCATATACGTTATTGATTATATTAGTATCATTGCATTTAACAAGATACTCAATATGTGATACACCTTTTTGTATTTTGGTAATATCACATCCTAAGATATCATGACCTTTTAAGATACTATATAATAGATTATTTTCGCCAAAATAATGTGTTATATAATCAAAATCTCCAGTGCCGAATTTACAGAAAAATTCGACTAAATCCATCGGTAGTGCCTCCTATAGCATATCTTCAAACGCATCTTCTAATCTAGCAGCTTCTTCACGTGTCATAGTTTGAGATTCAACTAGTTTACTAGGGCCTTGAGGAGTTCCGCTTATACCAGCTTGTGGGTGACCACGATAAGCTGCTTGAAGATATCGCATTCTCATCATTTCATCTTTTTGTTCTTGTTTAGCTTTCTTCTTGGCCGCATCAGCTGCTTCTCGTTGATCCAATATAAATTTCTTTAATAGAAGTAGATCGCCTATTGGCATATTCATTGCCTCAATAACAGATAATCTACCTCTATATTCAAAACAAACTGAATCAATTAATTGCATTAATCTAACATGCGAATCAACTGATGACGTGTAAAAACCAAGTCCTGAGCAGACATAGGAATTGCTGGAATTTCAGCTCCACATTTAGGGCATACTGCTGCAGGTACTTGATATGTGATATTGATATTCTTATTAGTCTTTTCAATATATTCAGCAATGAAGTCTTGTAGTTCTTTGAATTCATAGCCAGAAAGTTTAGAAAGTACTTTATAGATAGAAAGGATACGATATTTATAAGTCTTAACAATATCCGTAGATTTGGTTGTGAATTGAATTGGGATCAATTCTTCATCATCTTCATTGATTTCATATACTGTAGAAATACAATGGGAAAGATTGATGATACCAGCATAGTTGTTTCGGAAGTCTTCATCTAAAAGACGTTCTTCAAACATGGAGTTGTACAATTTAGGAATTACGATACCAAATGCATATTTATCATTTGCAACGTAAAGTTCTTCTTCGAAAGTTGGAGGTAAAGAAGGATCCAATTTAATAACTTTATTGAAGTTTTCTTTATCTCCATCGGTTTCAAACTTAACCATATCAATGATATCACGTTTTTCAGAATAGAAGTGATTACATTTAGGGCAAGTGAAAGGAATAATATTAGAGTCATGGAAGTTAGCATTATATAATGCAAAGAATAAATGATTTAGATCTTGGAAGTCTAATAGTTTCATCCATTCTTCCATTTTCATATCACGGCAAGCTGGTGCCAAATGTTTATAGATAGTATCAAATGTAGTCTTAGTACTAACGATATCATTACGATCTCTAGTATAAGGATTGATCTTATCTAATTCAATAGCGGATAGAGGGGAGATTGCTACAGAAATGCCTGTTGCAAATAAACCCCAAGTAAAGTATTGGGTTTCACTACTTGTAGCTAGAACCTTGGTGAATGCTTTAGGACGTTTACGTACTTTGAATTTGGAGATATCTGGTTTTCTAGCACTTGTTTCACTTAATTGAGAGCGAAGTACTTTAGCAAATTCTTCCATATTCTTTTGAGTACGGCGTTCTTCTTTAATACGTTCAGCTTCTTCTAAATCATCAGTTAGACCAAGATCTTCAGTTAATTCATCAAGCTCATTAACTAAATCTAATTCAAGATCTTCTTCGTCATCAGAAGAGTCATGCACCGTAGATTGAACTGTGGCAGCTTTTACATTTTCAGTTACACTTTCAGCAGTAGGAACTCCTTCCATGAAAGTATTAACTTTTTTACCATCAGATTCAGATTCTGCATCTTCTAAGCTTTTATTGAATTCTTCTTCAATATCAGCTACAGATTCAGTTTTCTTTTCAGCAGGAGCAGCTTCGGCGAGATCAACAATATTATCTTGATCTTCACGATCTTTACGAATTTGAGCTACTTCTTCATCAGTTAGATTTGGGTCAAGATCTAAAGTTGGATCAAATTTAGATTTAACTTTAGGATCTTCTTCTCCAGCGGCTTTACGCATTTCGTATTCTTCACGCATATCACGGATTTCTTTCAATGCTGGACCAAAACGTCGTTCTGCAACTGCTTTGATACCATCATCTAAATCTTCCATGAGTTCTTCTTGCGCTTTCTTAGTTGCATCTTCTTTACCAGAAGGAACTAATTGAGATAAATCAACAGAAACCATATTATTTGGATCAAATGCTGGAGCACTTGCACGTGTAGGTTCTTCTGCTGTTGCAGTAGTTTCTTTTTCTTTGGAAGCTTCTTCTGCAAATTTTTCATTCATCAAATCTGTTAGATTGATTTTTTCTTCAGACATTTATGGTTCCTCCAATTATTGCTCTTGATCTAGAGCTATCATTTTTAAAGTTACTTTATCACGATCAAAGTAATATCTAAATTGGGCAGAATTTATTTTCAAGTCCATTACCATTACATTCTGATCAGTAATATTTACATCCATATCGACAACTGCAGTTGGATCTATATAGTCTTTGATCTGATTTTTAACTTCATTAACAAAAGTATCTAACTTATCCGACTGCATATATCTATATTTACTTATTAATCCAACACCCATTTTAGGTGAATGGGTGATTGTACCTGGTTCTAATAAAATTAGACGCATGATTAGCGTTCCTAAAGCATTAAAGTTTTTATAGTCTAAAGGTGTACCATATGCATTTACGTCTAATGTATATTCTTTTAAAGAAACTGGATTTTCTTTTGTCTTGGCAGTTTTTAATACGATTTCTTCAGCCATAAACAGTCTCCTTTCTTTGAATATTTAGCAATTACTATAAAGTTCAGGCGTTAAAAATATACATATTAACCCATTTTCAACATAGCATTAAATTTACATATACCTAATAAAAGGAGGAATATGGATGTCAAGTAATAGAAAAATTAGCTGTCCTTTTTGTACTAGAAAAGAGGAAAAAGAAAGACTAATTCGACATATTGAACGAAATCATAAAGAACTAATACCAGAAAGATACGATGCTGAACGTCTATTATTCGATAAGACGCATCCAGATTCTGGTAAATGTATAGTATGCGGAAATCCAGCTCAATGGAATCCTAAGACTGGTAAATATACAAGACTTTGCACTAATCCTAAATGTAAAGAAGCTTTGCGTGAAAAATTTAAGAAGAATATGCTCAAAGTATATGGTAAAGTGAGTCTTCTTGATGATCCAGAACAACAACAAAAGATGCTGGCTAACCGTAGCATTAGTGGTAAGTATAAATATAGTGATGGTACTATATTTACATATACTGGCAGCTATGAATTAGAGGCTATTAAATTTATGGACGAAGTTCTTCATTGTAAGAGTGAAGATATCTTAATGCCTGGTCCTGTTATTGAATATAAGGATAAAAATGGTATTACTAGACAGTGGATAACTGATATTTACTACGTTCCTTATAATTTGATCATAGAAGTCAAAGATGGTGGAGATAATCCTAATAACCGTCAAATGACTGAATATAGAGATAAACAAATCTCTAAAGAAGCTGCATTAATTAAGCTTGGTCAATATAATTATCTAAGATTGACTAATAATAACTTTGTACAGCTTATGGAAACTTTAGCTTTACTTAAAGACCAAGAAATCAATCCGTCTGATGGATCTGATCTTAATAAAATCATTAGAATTAATGAATCTGTATTATCCGAAAGTGTAAATTCAGATGCATATAATATGCAATCATCCAATTTAGGATTATTCATCAATATGGAAGAATTCGAAGAAGATACAGATAAAGGCCAATTAATCTTCGGAGTTAACAATACGGATATACTTTCCACTCTTAAACAGCTTAGAAATTATAAAGAATATGAAAACCTTAGAGCTATTGATTTTAGTCAAATTTATAGTTTTGCTAAAGGAGAAAAATATCAATCAGCCCATAGCGATTTAGGTGATGATAATGAAGGTGATTGGTTAATAGAACGATATTTAGATTTATATTATGACGGAGATTATAATATCTTTATTACATCAAATGAAGATTATAAAAAATACCAAGAATCTGATGATGTTACGGATATATATCCAATATTAGAAGATATGATAGATATATGCATGCATCATAAGGGATTCATACTATTTATTTCTTATAAATTATATTTTCATATATTAAATATTTATAATAAAGCATTGTATATGCCGGCTATCTTTGGTGGAATATATTATGCATCTGAATATAGCAGAATAAGAAATATTATAGAAAATAAACCAGATCAAGATGAAATGGTTAGATTATCCAAATATATTAAAGAATCTACATTATCCGAAATCGGAGTATCTGGTGTTAGTGGAGTTATGATTGGAACTATAGATGGAAATATGATGGTCCAATATGGTATGTATCCTAACTCATTTACTGGAGAACGAGATGGATTTGGTGTAGTTACAAATAAAAAGCAAGATAAGATGCGTATCAAAGATGACAATGACAAAACTGAAATTGTTAATCGTGAACCATTCTTGCAAAATAAATTCTATAATGCATACAAGCATCGGAAACCTGATGTAAATAAAGAAGATGCATCTACTATTTATGAAGAAATGACTGGTAAAAAGTTATTATCTAAAGATCAAGTAGAATATGATAAAGATTTTGAAGAAATAGATATTGAAAGAAAAGATAAACATGGCTTTGGTGATGTTATCGCTACTCTTTCTAATGATGTAAATAATTCTTCAGAGTTGGCTGATGATTATCTTCCTATCTGTGATAAGATGGAATTAAATCAGGCAAAAATGAAACTAAGAGAATTCCCTGAAGGTACAACTATCATGGAAGACTCTAAAGGTTACTTTGCTATTGATTTAGAATCTGGAATTCGTAGTAAATCTTATAAACATATCCATGAAATTGAATCTGCTCCATATAAGAAAGCTAAAATTATTCTTGATAAAGATTCTGATTATGTAGATAGTAGAGTCAGAGATATAAATGATACCGGCTTCTATAAAGTATTAGATGTTGACTATGAATCTGAAGATAAGCTCAATGATGATTGGAATGAATTCTTATCGTTACCTACAGAATTACGTAGACAAAGTGACGATAAATCTATTGCACTCTATGGTAAAACCAATAAGCAACGATATGAAGAATTATTATCTAAATATTTAGATAGCGATATTGAATATAAAGATCTTCCTCTAGCAGAAGGATTGCAATTATCTGATATTGATAAAGCTAAAGATTATGGTATTAACTTAGCTAATAAGAAAGAAGAAATTGCGTATCTAAAAGAATGGTCTCTAAATTCCGGCATTTATTGTATTCTTCCATGTGACACAGAAGAAGAATTAGACGTTCAGTGGAATAATTTACAATCTATGAATATTACATTGATTCGTATTTCTGATATGCGAATGATGGAAGTATTTGGTTGCACTAATGAAACTATGTATAATTTCATGAAAGCTAAATTCGGAAATGATAATTATGAAGATGACTATAGCTTTGCTTTAGTTGAATCTACATTTGATCATTCTGATTTAAACTTCAAAGAACTTCCTGAAGATTTACCATTCTATACTCCATATGAAATTAATGCATTCAAAGAAGCTAATACATTTACTAATATAGAAAAATCTTCTGAACGAGATAAATGGCTAGCTGAATATACTAAAGCATTCAATACTGGCGAGTATGATCCAAAAGCTATTCATCAATGGTTAAGTGAAGTTAGAGCATTATCTTATAAACTATCAGTAGATAAAGATAATGATGAGCTTAAACAAGAATTATTAGAATATGGCTGGAATCCTTATCTTGAATTTGACGATGCTAATAGGCGTAGTGCTAAACGACGTATTCAAGAAGCATTCCATGAAAATACTATTCGTAAATTAATTCAAGAAGCAGAGTTCCCAATTCAATTTAAGAAGAATGGAGATCTAGTTGTTTCTAATATTCTTAAGAAGAGAGATTATGAAAATGAATATCAAGAATCTCATAGACTCTTAAAGCAATATGAAAAAACTGAAAATATAGATCCTATGAAATATGAATTGGCTAAGCTTTTCTATATTAATAATAGAATAGAATCCGATATCTATTCTGAAAATAAAACTGTACCTAGAAAGAAATTAGTTGATATTCGTTCCAGAGTATTAAATGATTTCAATAAGTACATGCAGGTAGTAATGAAAAAGGACAAACAGTTCAATTTCGCTAACTACTACAAGAAGAGCCCATTTAGTGATGAATCAATCACTATTAAAGCTCCAACTTTAAAGTATTCTTTAGAGTACTTTAAACAACTCTTACATCTCTTATAATTTACATATAAATTCAATAGTGCTACTTACTAGTTAAGTAGCACTATTAATTTTCTAAATAAGTTATATATTATAACTCTAATAAGGAGGATATATAATGCAGAATATAGGTAATAAACTTATAAAGAAAAATAAGGCTGGTCAGATTACAGAGTTATATAGAATAACTTCTAGATCAGAAAAAGACTATTATAAAGTAAGTCCAATTATAGGAAGTAGAACTCTAATCCAAAAAGAAACGCTTGATGGGTTTGAATCTATAACCCCACATTGTAAATTATTTATTGAATTATGCACTCTAAAGGATGGATCTAAAGATTTATGCTTTAGTATTTATAACGAATTCGAAGGATTCAATTTCCCATACTTTGCAAGTAGATTGAATTATAAAATTACTGATTATAAATTTGGTAAATCTATTTGTAAATATCAATATGCCACTGGTGGACTATATCAATCAGCATATGATATATTGATGTCTGATATAGTAGAAAAAACTAAGGCATACACAATAGATCTATATTTAAATGATTCATTGAAAAATATTATTTCTTTGATTAAATTACAACCTTGGGTATGTGATGCTATCAGAGAAATTAGTGAATCATATAACGCCAACCTAAATGATATCTATCAAGGTATAGAAATGGCTTTAAAAAATATAGAATTCATGTATTGGTTCCACTATAACTTCAAAGTATTTAAAGTATTATTCGAAGTTAAAGCTGGACAAAGAAATTTAAGACCAGGTGATCTATTTGTTTTAGAAGCGATAGCTGAAACTAAAATAGTAGATTACAATATTTTGGAATATTATCATGATATTGAATTATCTAAGATACGAGGTAACTTCTTCTTTATTCAAGATAAGAATGATAGAACCTTTATAGTTAAATATGTATCAATTGATGAAAAACTACATCAATTGATGTTTTCTCAGGATGCTATAAAACAAG